TCAGATGGATTAAAGATGATTTTAAAAATGCCAAGCAAGGTGTTCAAAGTTTGTTTGAGTATGGTAGTATTGATATCAAAGAAGCACATGCTCTTGCTGATATAATCCGTAATGTAGATATGATTTTTAAAATCGAGGAAGATAATTAAAATAATACTTTACAAATTGTATAACCTATGGTATAATACACGCTTATGTATCTACAAGAAAGACAACAGTACAGCACAGAGATTCTAACTCGAGATGAGTATAGAAAATTTGGTGAGTACATGGCAGAACATTACCCAAGTGTAGGACACATGGTGGAGAAACTAGATGAGACCTTTAAGGTTAAGCTAGACAATACACCTCTAACATTTTGGGAAGAGATATTAGAATCAATCAGAGTAGATGACTAAGCATACTATAGGGTAGCCCTCAACAGAACTTCCTTTAACTCTTAGTATTCGACACTTAAGTCGAGCAAGTTTTCGGTGCTTTGTGCAGAAAGAACCGAGCCGTTTAAACACCACACACATTAACAAAAATAATACTTGCATTATAGATAGACCTATGTTATAATGTACAGACTTATTACAACAAAGGAGGAAACTTATGTATGAGTATATAGAAGGTAAGGCAATGTGGGCTAATGTTAGTACACCGAACACCAAGTTCGGAGACCCTAAATATCAGATCACTGTTCTTACAGATCAGGAGACAGCCGATAGATTAGAATCTGTTGGGCTAGTACAAGTGAAAGATAGAGCAGGTCAACCTAAGTATGAGGAACCAGCATTTTCTTTCAGTAGAAAGGTTGAGGTTGCGGGCAGAGTAAATGCTGCACCCTTACTTGTAGATGGCGATGGTAATAAATTAGATGTTGCTGTTGGTAATGGTTCAGAGGTTAAGGTAAAGATTAAACCTTACACTGGAAAGTATGGTACGTTTGCTGAGTTAGTGGCTGTTAAAGTTAATAACTTGGTTGAGTATACTGAAGCCGATACTGATAACGAGGAGTTTTAATTATGATTATTACTATCAAGAACGAGGAAGGTGAAACAAACTTCGACATTAATAACATCAGTGATGATGTAGTTAAACAAGAAGCTACTGTTATAGTGCAGAAGGTTGGTAACTTACAAGTTCTCATTGAAGCCTTAGACTTTGCAAGTCGTGCTCATCGAGGCAACTTAGAAGAGTTACTCAAAGGTAGAGACGAAGCTATCTTTGTATCGCCTGAACCAACTGAACAAGTCGAGGTAGTAGTAGAAACAGACGACAAACCATAACCATTAGTGAGGGCTAATATGGAAAACAAAACTTGGCATAAGTTAAAACAACCTTGTCCACTTTGCACCAGCAGTGATGCTGTAGGAATCAACGAAGATGGTTCAGCAAAGTGTTTCAGTTGTGGAGAATTTATGCCTAACTATAATAATTCATGTGAAGGAAAAGATATGGAACAAACAACAACAGCAAATCAAACAGCGTTTAAACAACCTGATACTATAGACACAGGTACTTTCTCTGCTCTAACTGATAGGCGAATCTCTCAAGAGACAGCCAAGAAGTATAGCGTTAAGGTAGCTCACGATCTACAGGGCAAGGTGGTTAAACACATGTACCCTTATTATAACGGGCTTGAACTTTCTGCTACTAAAGTTAGAAATGTAGTTAGCAAAGACTTCTTTGTTAATGGTTCTTATAATGACACAGGTCTGTTTGGTCAGCAGTTGTTTAAGGGTGGCAAGTATGTCACCATAACCGAAGGGGAGTGTGATGCAATGGCGGCTTACGAACTACTAGGTAGTAAGTGGGCTGTCGTGTCCATCAAGCGTGGTGCACAGGGTGCAGTCCGAGACATCAAAGATAGTCTAGAATTCTTTGATGACTTTGAAAACGTTATCATATCTTTTGATAGTGATAAGGCAGGACAGGAAGCAGCTATTAAAGTTGCGAGACTGTTTAAACCCGGCAAGGCTAGGATACTCACACTTCCTAATGGTTTCAAAGACCCTAACGATATGCTTCGTGACAACAAGCACAAGGATTTCGTTGAGGCATGGTGGGCAAGTAAAGTTTACACACCCTCTGGTGTTATTAATGTAACGGAACAACGTGAGAAGTTTCATAACAGAGAGAAGAAACCAAGCGTCCCCTATCCTTATGAAGGACTAAACAAAAAGCTGTATGGCTTAAGACAGGGAGAGCTTGTAACTTTGACAGGTGGTACAGGACTTGGTAAGTCTAGTGTGACTAGAGAACTAGAACATCATCTTATTAAAAGTACTACAGACAACGTAGGTATCATAGCATTAGAAGAAGACTGGAGACGTACCATTGATGGTATACTTTCTATTGAAGCTAATGCAAGATTGTATGTTGATGAAGAACGTGAGAAGTTTTCTAAAGAAGAACTAGATAGTATGTTCGATATGCTATACGATGGTGATAACCGAAACAGAGTATGGGTACATTCCCACTTCGGAACCAACGATATTGACGACATCTTTACTAAGTTACGCTTTATGATTATCGGTTGTGATTGCAGGTGGGTGGTCGTTGACCATCTACATATGTTAGTTAGTGCCGTCCATGACGGTGATGAGAGACGAGCTATTGATACGATTATGACTAGACTAAGAAGTTTAGTTGAAGAGACTGGTGCAGGTATTATTCTTGTATCACATCTAAGACGTGTTGATGGTAACAAAGGACATGAGAATGGAATTGAAGTAAGTCTCTCTCATCTACGTGGTTCAAACAGTATCGGACAATTGTCTGATTGTGTGATTGCTCTTGAAAGGAATCAACAATCCGATGACCCCGAAGAAGCAAGGACTACAAGACTTCGTGTACTTAAATCAAGATACACAGGTGATGTAGGACTAGCCGCTAGGGTGGTATATGATGCTGATACTGGTAGACTTATTGAGCTTACAGACGAAGACATTGAGTTTGATAACTCAGGAAACGAGGCATTTTAATATGGACTTAGTATTCGATATAGAAACAGACGGACTAGATGCGACAGTTGTTTGGTGCATTGTAGCTCAGGACGCAGACTCAGGTGAGATATTTAAATTCCCACCTAACAAACTGCAAGAGGGCTGTGAGTTTCTTACGACAGCAGATAGGCTCATCGGTCATAACATCATAGGGTTTGACATTCCTTTAGTAGAGAAGTTTGGTAACGTAGACCTTAGTGGTATACCTGTTATTGATACTCTTGTACTATCACGATTGTTTAACCCTTCTCGTGACGGTGGACATAGCTTAGAGAAGTGGGGCTACAGGCTCGGGCTTTCTAAGATTGAGTTCTCCGAGTACGAGCGTTACTCTAGTGAGATGCTAACCTATTGTGTCAGAGATGTACAGCTTAACACTTTAGTATATAAAGAATTACGTAAAGAGTCTAAAGGATTCAGCAAAGGTTCGATAGAGTTAGAACAGTCTGTTGCTAAGATAATGAAGCAACAAGAGGTAAATGGTTTTAAGTTTGATATGAAAGCAGCACTACTTCTTTTAGCAGAGCTTAGAGAAAAAAAACAGATCATTGAAGACGAGGTACACAACACGTTTAAACCTAAGTGGGTGGACACTAAGTTAGTTACCCCCTACATTAAGACGACAGACGGTAAGTTATCTAAGCGTGGTCTTTCTGATGATGAATACGCAAGGTGTTTAAACACTCTTAACTACGAGCCGTTCATGCGACAGACACTACAAGACTTTAATCTCGGTAGTCGTAAGCAGATTGGAGAATACCTCATAGACTTTGGTTGGAAGCCTGATAGGTTTACACCTACTGGTCAGCCTATTGTCGATGAGAAAACTCTATCAGAAGTTACTCACATCCGTGAAGCTAAACTTATTGCAGACTTCTTATTACTACAGAAGCGTATTGCTCAGGTAGATTCTTGGGTTAGCTCAGTTAAAGAAGACGGCAGGGTACACGGGTTTGTTATTCCTAACGGTGCTATCACTGGACGGATGACACATCGGAGTCCTAACATGGCTCAGGTACCGTCAGTTCACAGCCCTTACGGTAAGGAGTGTAGAGCTTGTTGGATTGTGGACGAAGGTAATGTTTTACTAGGCGTTGACGCTAGTGGCTTAGAGCTGCGAATGTTAGCACACTATATGGATGATGATGATTATATTAAGGAGATATTAGATGGAGATATACACACAGCTAATCAAAACGCTGCAAAACTTAAATCTAGAAATCAGGCAAAAACATTCATCTACGCCCTCATGTACGGAGCGGGAGATGAAAAGCTTGGTAAAGTGGTCGAAGGAAATACGGCTGATGGTCGAAGAGCTAGAGAACATTTCTTCGATAATAACCCTGCATTTAAATCTCTTAGAGACAGGGTTGCGAGAGCGGCAACAAAAAAATTCCTTAAAGCCGTAGATGGCAGGAAGCTACACATACGTAACGCACATGCATCATTGAACACATTACTTCAGGGTGCCGGGGCTATTGTTATGAAGAAAGCATTAGTTATTCTGAACGATGTTCTGAAACTAAACGCAGTGGAGTATAAGTTTGTTGCTAACATTCACGATGAGTGGCAGTTAGAAGTTAAGGAATCACAAGCAGATTTCGTAGGTGAGCTTGCGGTTAAAAGTATTATACAGGCTGGAGAAGAATTTAATCTTCGTTGTCCTATGGATGGCGAATACAAAATAGGGAGGGACTGGAGTGAAACACACTAATTTAACATGTACTAAGTGCCATGAAGAAAAACCAATAGAAGAGTTCTATGCTAACAACAAAAGAAATCATGGGTGCGATAATTTTTGCATCCCCTGTAGGACAGAAGACAATCGGA